ATGGAAGAATTAAAGGTATTTGAAAATGCAGAGTTTGGCTCTGTAAGAACAACAACAGTAAACGGAGAGATTATGTTTGTCGGTAAGGATGTAGCGGAAATCCTCGGATACAGTAATCCAAGAAAGGCTATTATGGACCATATTGACGAAGAAGATAAAACGGATGGGGTAACGATTCGTGACTCCATCGGTAGAGAACAAAATCCGGTATGTATCAATGAATCAGGTCTTTACAGTCTTATCTTATCAAGCAAAATGCCGAATGCGAAGAAGTTTAAGCATTGGGTTACAGCTGATGTATTACCGGCAATACGCAAAACAGGAATGTATGCGACCGAAGAACTATTGGAAAATCCCGATTTGGCTATACAGGCGTTTACGGCATTAAAATTGGAACGAGAGAAAAATAAGAAACTAAACACTACTGTTAAAGTTCAAGAACAGCAGATTATGGAACTTCAACCAAAGGCGTCATATTATGATTTAGTTTTAAATTGTCCCGATTTATTATCAGTCACTGTCATAGCAAAGGATTACGGTAAGTCGGCAAAATGGTTAAACAATTTCTTAAAAGAACACCAGATACAGTTTAAGCAAGGAGGGATATGGCTGTTGTATAAGGAATATGCTGAAAAAGGTTATACAAGTACAAAGACGCATACTGTAAACGGAAATGACGGCAAGCAACATTCTAAAGTAAATACGTATTGGACACAAAAAGGCAGATTGTTTATTTACGAATTGTTAAAGAGTGAGGGTATACTTCCGATAATGGAACAGGAGCAGATCGCTTAGTACAAAGTAATAGGACAAAAAATGAAATACATAGATTAAAGCAGGAGGTGGAGATTATGGAGGCGGAAAAGACCAAAAAGGCAAGAAAGCCGAGAAAGCAACCTAAAGTACACGTTGAAGTGGTAGGCAGTTGGCAAGACAGACCTGCTTATGAGCGTTTTCAGCATTGGAAACCTCATATAGAAAATATGTATCATATGCTTGGGTACGGTGATGTAACGGTTGAGCCGTCGCAGGAGATGGTTGACGAGTACAATGCTATTCAAGCAAACAAAGAAAAAGGAGCTTAATGCTCCGACGATAGGACAAGCTCACAGGCAGACAAGGGCTGTCCGCGTGTTATCCGTAAAATAGTCAGACTTTCCCTAAGAGTTTTAATCCTTTTGCGGACAGTCTATGTGTGCCTGTGAGGGTAGAAAGCGAGGAATAATATATGAAAAAATATGAATTGACTGATGAAACAATAGACGTGTCGGGAACAACATTACACAGAATCAAAGCTCTAAAAGATTTTGGCAATGTAAAAAAAGGAGAGCTTGGAGGTTATGTTGAAAGCGAACGCAATTTATCTCAAGAAGGTAACTGTTGGGTGTGCGGCAATGCAAAGGTGTGCGGCGATGCTGACTATATAATAATAAAAGGATTAGGTTCAAAATATAGAAATACAACCATTTTCAGAACAAAGGAAAATATAGCTGTTAAATGCGGTTGCTTTTACGGAACATTAGCCGAATTTGTTGACAAGGTAAAAGAAACACACGGTAATAGTAAGTTTACCAAAGAATATCTTGCGTTAATTGATTTGGTAAAAATCCACTTCGAATTGGAGGAATAACATATGTATGTTATAGGAGTAGCGTTGTTTAGCTTTGGAGTGGGGTTATTCGGCGGATTGAAACTATTGGAAAGGAACGAGAAAAATGCTGAAAAGAAAACCAAAAACAGAGAATGAGAAAACAGAGGAGTATTTTCAGCGTGAGGTGTTTCCGATGATTAACGCATTCGCTAAAGAGTGTAGAGGACACGCAAAACAGAAAATAACGGTGAAAGGAATATTTTCAAATGAACAAATATGTAGTAATGACGGGCAGAGATGATGTAGTGGTTTTAAACGCCGATGACAGCAAGTCGGTTAAGGCATACATAGCAAAAGGATACGGGATAACAAATCGTATCAAGTCAAAGCACCCGCTTGAAATGAGTGTTGCGAAGATTATAAAAGAAAATGACCGTTAGAGTGGGCACTCGTAAACGGTCAAATAACAAAAACACATAGATTATTAATCTATGTCAACATTATACCACAGAAAGGAACAAAAATCAATGATAAAGATAAATGAATTACAGCTTGAAAATGTCAAGCGAATAAAGGCGGTAAAACTTGAGCCGGCACAGAATGGTTTAACGGTTATCGGAGGAAAGAACGGACAGGGTAAAACTTCTGTCATAGACAGTATAGCGTGGGCATTGGGCGGTGACAAATACCGTCCGTCCGAGCCACAACGTACCGGTTCGGTCATTCCTCCGATTCTTCACATAGAATTATCGAACGGTTTAATTGTAGAACGTAAAGGCAAGAACAGTGCATTGAAAGTAATAGATCCGAACGGTAACAAAGGCGGTCAACAGCTTTTGAATGAGTTTATTGAACAATTTGCACTGGACTTGCCGAAATTTATGCAAGGCACATCAAAGGAAAAAGCAGAGATACTACTTCAAGTAATCGGTGTCGGAGAGCAGTTATATGAAATTGAAAACAGAGAAAAACAACTTTACAACGAACGTACCGCAATCGGCAGAATAGCAGACCAAAAGAAGAAGTTTGCGGAAGAAATAGTCGATTATCCCGAAGCACCGAAAGAACTTATTTCAATCTCGGAACTTATCCTAAAGCAACAGGAAATACTTGCAAAAAACGGCGAAAACCAACGTAAACGTGAAAAGGCACAATCACTTTTAAAGCGTTCCGAAGATTTAAAAGCACAGATTACAAATCTTCAATCACAACTTGATGTTGTACTTTCGGATCTTGAAATTGCACAAAAATCGGCACTTGATTTGCACGACGAATCAACCGAAGAACTTGAACAGAACATCAAGAACATTGAGCAGATAAACATTAAAGTTCGTGCCAATATGGATAAAGACAAAGCCGAAGAAGAAGCGAAAGAATACAAGGACAAGTATGACGAGCTTACCACAGCTATTAGTAACGTTCGTAAAGAAAAGACGAATTTATTGAAGAATGCAAATCTGCCACTTGATGGACTGTCGGTTGAGGACGGCGAGCTTACATACAAAGGCTTTAAGTGGGATAACATGAGCGGTGCGGAGCAGATGAAAGTATCAACGGCTATTGTCAGAAAGCTCAATCCCGATTGTGGTTTTGTACTTCTTGACAAGTTGGAGCAAATGGATACCGACACATTAAAAGAGTTCGGCGAATGGCTTGAAAAAGAGGGATTGCAGGCAATAGCCACAAGAGTAAGTACAGGTGAAGAATGCAGTATCATCATTGAGGACGGATATTCAAGCGAATTAAGCATAGCAACACCTAATGCGACAAAAACTTGGAAAGAGGGAGAATTTTAATGGATATTACAAGCGGAAAAATCGAATCGGCACAAAAAGTAATCATATACGGTCCGGAGGGAATAGGCAAATCAACGTTTGCGTCGAAGTTCCCAAATCCTCTGTTTTCAGATACAGAGGGCAGTACAAAGCATATGGACGTAAGACGTTTGCCTAAGCCTACCTCTTGGACATTGCTAAAAGAGGAAGTAGCATATGTCAAAGCAAATCCGACTGTATGCAAAACATACATTATAGATACTTTTGACTGGGCGGAAAGACTTTGTATTGCAAAGATATGCGCAGATAATAACAAAAAAAGTATTGAAGATTTCGGATACGGTTCGGGATATGTGTACGAATTAGAGGAAATAGGCAGATTTTTAAATTCACTTGATGAATTGATTGACTTGGGGATAAATGTAGTTTTGACGGCTCACGCACAATTACGCAAGTTTGAACAGCCGGACGAAATGGGAGCGTATGACCGTTGGGAGTTAAAACTCGGCAAAAAAACAAGTTCGCAGATTTCACCTATTTTGAAAGAGTGGGCGGATATGATTTTATTTGTCAATTATAAAACATTTTCGGTTGCGACAGATGACAAAGGAACAAAACATAAGGCACAGGGCGGTACAAGAACAATGTACACCACACATCACCCTTGTTGGGATGCGAAAAATCGTCATAATCTTCCGGACGAAATGCCGTTTGAATATGAACGAATTGCACATTGTTTTAAAGATAATGCACCGACAGTCGCACCACATATAGAGCCGACTGTTTCACAGGTAGTCACACCACCACAAAAAACGACAGTTGCACCGCCTGCACCGCCGATTGACAACAACGTATCAGACGAAAGAAAAGAATTTGATACACCGGCACAATCGTTTGATATGCCGAACGGAAATATACCGAAAGCATTGTCGGATTTAATGCAGATTAATAAGGTAACAGACGCAGAAATCAGACAGGCAGTTGCGTATAAAGGATATTATCCCGAAGATACACCGATAGAAAATTACGATGCTGATTTTATCAACGGTGTATTGGTAGGAGCATGGAATCAAGTATTTGAGATTATAAAGAAAATGAGAAATGAAAATGTATTTCAAGGAGGTAATGAATAATGGCAGAAGAAAGAGAATTTGGTTGGGATGATGAAATAGAAAACGACAATGAGTTTCAAATATTGCCCGACGGTGATTATAATTTTACGGTAACAGGCTTTGAGCGTGGCAGACATCAAGGAAGTGCTAAACTTCCGCCGTGCAATAAAGCGATTATAACATTAAACGTTGCGGACGGCAAAGGTAATCAAGGTACGATTAAACACAACCTGTTTTTACATACCAAAACAGAGGGAATGCTTTGCGCATTTTTTACCGCAATAGGACAGAGAAAACACGGTGAAAAATGCCGTATGAATTGGAGTGCGGTTGTCGGAGCAACAGGCAGATGTAAAATCGGTATACATGAATATACAAGCACAAAAACAGGTGAAGTCTTAAAATCCAATAAAATCAAAAAATTCTATGAGCCGACAGGAACACAAGCCGAACCAACGCAATCACCTGCGTCGTCATTTACTCCGGGAAGTTTTTAAGGCGGTGTAATAAATGGAATTAAGACCATATCAAAATGAAGCTAAATCAGCCGTTTTCCGCGAGTGGGAGAACGGCTGTAATAAAACATTGCTCGTTCTTCCGACAGGGTGCGGTAAAACAATAGTTTTTGCAAAAATAACGGAAGAATGTGTGCGAAAAGGTCAGCGTGTTTTAATACTTGCACATCGTGGGGAACTGTTGGAACAAGCGTCTGACAAGATTATGAAAACAACCGGCTTAGGTTGTGCAACGGAAAAGGCAGAGGAAAGCTGTATAGGAAGTTGGTACAGAGTTGTTGTAGGTTCGGTACAAACACTAATGCGTGAAAAAAGATTAAATCAATTCAAAAGTGATTATTTCGATACAATCATCATAGACGAGGCACATCACTGCATATCAGACAGTTACAGACGTGTATTAGACCACTTTTCAGAGGCAAAGGTGCTTGGAGTCACTGCAACACCGGACAGAGGCGATATGAAAAATCTCGGACAGGTTTTTGAAAGCCTTGCATATGAGTATACACTTCCCAAAGCTATTAAAGAGGGATATTTAAGTCCAATAAAGGCTCTAACAATTCCGTTAAAACTTGATTTGACAGGCGTAGGTATGCAAGCAGGGGATTTTAAATCAAGTGATATAAGTACGGCACTGGATCCGTATTTGTATCAGATAGCCGATGAGATGACAAAGCACTGCAAAAACAGAAAAACGGTTGTATTTCTGCCACTTGTAAAGACGAGTAAAAAGTTTAGAGATATTCTGAACGAAAAAGGTTTTAAAGCGGCGGAAGTAAACGGCGAAAGCAAAGAAAGAGCAGAAATATTAAATGATTTTGAAAACAATAAGTATAATGTGTTGTGCAATTCAATGCTTTTGACAGAGGGTTGGGATTGCCCCGATGTGGATTGCGTTGTCATATTAAGACCTACAAAAGTACGCAGTTTGTACAGTCAAATGGTAGGACGCGGAACAAGACTTGCACCGAATAAGGACCACTTACTTTTACTCGATTTTTTATGGCATACGGAACGACACGAACTGTGTCACCCCGCACATTTGATTTGCGAAAATGAAGAAGTTGCCGTAAAAATGACGGAGAATATCGAAAATGCGGGTTATCCTGTTGACATAGAAGAGGCAGAGGAAAAGGCAAGCGAAGATGTAGTTGCACAAAGAGAAGAGGCACTTGCAAATCTTCTTGCGGAAATGAAGAAACGTAAGCGTAAATTGGTTGATCCTCTGCAATTTGAAATGAGCATACAAGCCGAAGATTTATCGGGATATGTACCGACATTCGGTTGGGAAATGTCGCCTCCGTCAGACAAACAAATAAAGGTACTTGAAAAATACGGAATATTCCCTGATGAAATAGATAACGCAGGTAAGGCAACCAAACTGCTTGAACGATTGGAGAAAAGACGTGTGGCAGGACTTACAACTCCAAAGCAAATACGCTTTCTTGAAAGTCGAGGTTTTCAGCACGTCGGTGTTTGGGAGTTTGAAAAAGCAAAAAATCTTATTGACAGAATTGCCGCAAACGGTTGGCGAATACCGTCGGGGATAAATCCGAGTGAATATTAAAGGAATTAAGATATGAACGATTATAATTTGACAGAAATTCTTGAATATATTGATCCGTCAACTTGCAGTTATCAAGAGTGGATAAACGTAGGTATGGCACTAAAACACGAGGGATATATGGTATCTGATTGGGATATGTGGAGTATGAAAGACGTAAACCGTTACCATAGCGGTGAATGTGCAAAGAAGTGGACGACATTTCAAGGCTCATCTGCTCCCGTTACTGCCGGAACTATCATTCAAATGGCTAAAGAAAACGGATACCATTATGAAAATGTATCAGCCGAGCTTGATTGGGACAGTGAAATAGGTTCTAAAGACGAACTTGTTGTAGTAGACAGGAACTGGCTTGAACGCAGTGAGATACATATTCCCGAACAATGGAATCCGACAGAGCAGATTATCACATACCTCGAAACACTTTTTGAATCAGACGAAAATGTAGGTTACGTTACCGAAAGCTGGGAACATGACGGAAAGTTTTTGCCGTCAAAAGGTTGCTATGACAGAACGGCAGGTCAGCTTATAAAGGAACTGTACCAATGCAAAGGTGATATAGGGAGCGTGTTCGGCGATTATAACAGTGAAGTCGGGGCATGGATAAGGTTTAACCCTCTTGATGGTAAGGGCGTAAAAAATGAAAACGTAACGGAGTTCAGATATGCACTTGTTGAATCCGATACAATGGACATTTCGGCACAAAAAGCCATTATAACAGAGTTGGAATTGCCTGTTGCGGCACTTGTATACAGTGGTAAGAAAAGCCTTCACGCAATAGTGAAAATTGACGCATCAACGTATGAAGAATATAAAAAACGTGTTGATTATCTGTATAACGTGTGTAATAAAAACGGATTGAAACTTGATATTCAGAATAGAAATCCGTCAAGATTATCGCGTATGCCGGGCATAATGCGTAACGGTAAAAAACAATATCTTCTTGATACCAATATAGGTAAAGAAAATTGGAATGAGTGGCGTGAATGGATTGAAAGCGTGAATGATGATTTGCCCGATCCGGAAAGTATGGCGGACGTGTGGGATAACTTGCCCTCTCTTGCACCGCCGCTTATTGACGGAGTTTTAAGACAGGGACATAAAATGCTTATAGCAGGACCGTCAAAGGCAGGTAAATCATATGCACTTATAGAATTGTGCTGTGCCATTGCAGAGGGAAAGAAATGGCTTGAATGGAACTGTACACAAGGCAGAGTGATGTATGTTAATCTTGAACTCGACAGAGCAAGTTGTCTGCACCGTTTTAAAGACGTTTATACCGCACTCGGCATAACACCAAACAACTTATCCAACATAGATATATGGAACTTAAGAGGACGCAGTGTGCCGATGGACAAGCTTGCTCCAAAGCTTATACGCAGAGCAAGTAAAAAGAATTATATAGCGATTATAATTGACCCGATATATAAGGTTATAACGGGTGACGAAAACAGTGCAGACCAAATGGCACACTTTTGCAATCAGTTCGACAAGGTGTGTACGGAACTCGGCTGTGCGGTGATATATTGTCATCATCACAGTAAGGGTGCGCAGGGCGGTAAAAGAAGTATGGACAGAGCGTCTGGCTCGGGTGTGTTTGCACGTGATCCAGATGCACTTATCGACCTTGTAGAACTTGAATTGAACGACGATATATTAAAACAGGAAAAGAATAAGGCAGTATGTAAAGTATGTGAGGGTTGGTTATATAAATACGATAAACTGTATCATGCCTCACAGGACGATTTGTGTAGTGAAACTCAAATGCTTGCATTGTGCCGAGAATACCTTGAAAACGACGCTTACGAGTGCGTTATAGAAGATGTCGGTAAGGTAAGAAAAGAGGTAGAAAGCCGTAGTGCGTGGCGTATAGAGGGTACGCTTAGAGAGTTCCCGAAATTCACACCGGTAAACCTGTGGTTTAAATATCCGGTACATGATATTGATAATATCGGAGTGTTAAAAGACATTGCAGTTGATGACGGAATGCCTACATGGAAGAAGAATTTTGCTAAAAAGAAAACGGACGCAGAACGTAAAACAGAACGTAAAAATTCACTTGAAACAGCATTTGAAGCGTGCGGAATTGATGATAAAGTGACAGTAAAATCTATGGCGGAATATATGGGCGTTACGGAAAAAACAGTAAGAAAAAGATTGAAAGAACACGGTGGATTTTGGATTGATGAGGGTCAAGTAGGTAAGAAATAAGAGGGAAAATGTCGGAGGGAAAATTACTCTTAAAAATTTCACTGATAAGGAAAAAGTCGAAAAAATTTCTTTCCTTTCCTTAAGGAAAAAGTCGAGAAAAATTAAATTTTCCTTAGGGAAGAAAAACTCGGGAAAATATCGACTTTTTCTCGAGGGAAGGAAAATGTATATATACTACGTATATATAAAGGTTTCCCTTTCCCTAAGGTCAGGGGGAAGTAGTTGTGCGAAAGCTCACGCACAACAACTCCTTCCCCTTACTGACTGACAAAGCAAAATTTCAAAATAAGTCGAAGTAAATAAATGGAAGTGAGAAAATGAAAGTACAATTTTTTATGGCAATGATACCGCCGACAAAAACGTATCAAGAAAAAAAGATTGCGGTCGTAAAAGGTAAGCCGGTATTTTATGAACCGCCGGAAGTTAAAGCGGTAAGAGAAAAACTTGCGGCACATCTTTCGCATTACGCACCTAAAAAGATGTTTGAAAAGCCTGTGCGTATGGTGACAAAGTGGTGCTTCCCTAAAGGCAAGCATTCGGACGGTGAGTATAAGGCAACAAAACCCGATACGGATAACTTACAGAAAATGCTTAAGGATGTTATGACGGAAGTGGGATTTTGGAAAGATGACGCACTTGTGGCAAGTGAAATAACAGAAAAGTTTTGGGCGGAGCAGACGGGTATATTTATAAGCATTGAGGATTTGTGATATGGATATTCTTGAAGTAAAACAAAATCTGAATAAAACGGTTTATTACTCTGATTTTTATAATATCCCCGAACCGACACCGTTTATCCTTAATGCGTGTATCGCAAGAAAAGACCCGAGAGGATTTTTGAAATATTCACTTGAACTGTTGGACAAAACCAAACACGCAGTAATTATTGTGCCGATTGAAAAAGTAAAATTGAAAATTGAATGAAGTGGAGGAAAACGATTTGACGATTAAAGAATGTAAAGAATGGCTTTCGAGAGCGAGAAAGACGGACGAGGAGATTAACGCATTGATTTTGGAGCAGGAGCGAGCATTGACAAACGCAACAAGCACTGTGGCTCAGTCGGGCAGTGAAAAGGTGCGGACGTCAAACGTGAATACTTCGGAGAATAAGTTCATAAGCTATGCCGCTTATTCCGAATTGATAGATAAACGCATTGACAGACTGTATGAGATTAAAAAAGAGATTTTGGAAACCGTGAATAAACTCGATGACGCAACTCTTAGGACTATCCTTATATTGCGTTATCTCAATTTTCAAACGTGGGAAATGATTGCTTGTAAAATGAATTACGGATACAGACATATTTTGCGTTTACACGGTAACGCACTGATTGAAATTAAGAATGTCATTGAATGTCACATTGAACCTGTGATATAGTGTATCATGGAATAAGTAACATAAGCGGTGTATCATCGTGAGATGATGGGTGAATATCTCGTGTAATTGGTGGGAATGGAGATATTAAAAAATTATTCTTCTAAAAAAGGAATTTTGTGTGATATTGTCGAATTATATACACAAATACAATTTTACGGAGGATAAAGAATGAAAGAACGTATATTAAAAACGAATAATGATGATGGAGAATATTTAAAATATCGTAAAGACTTAAAAAAGTTCTATGAAAACGAAACACTGGAATATTTAAAAAGTGAAAAATTGAGAATTGAAGTTCGTTATGAAGATAGAAAACAGAATGATGTGTATAGTAGATTGAGTTTTATTGTATCAATCATCGCATTATGTATGTCTATTTTGAATTTTTTAATATCTGAAAATGAAAGAGATTCCGTACTTTGGTATATAATTATGATTATTATTATCATACTTGGTGTAAGTTTTTTGCTAATACGCTATAATATTCATAAAAATGAAGAATTAATGCAATGCACCATAGCTTTACAAGTTTTAGATGAACTGATAGCCGAAAAAGAAGAAAGCAATACAAACAACGGATAAAAACAATACGATGTCACTGTTGTATCAAAGTAAAATATAAGGCACTATCGCATAGGTAGTGCTTTTTCTATATCTAAAAACAGGAGGTGAAATTCATGGCAAGACCGAGAAAGATTACGAAAGAGACAGTCCAAAAACTCGAAGAGGGATTTTTAATGGGGTTAAGTGACCGAGAGGCTTGTATTTATGCGGATATAGCGGTAAGCACGTTATACGATTACTGCAAGAAACACAAGGAGTTTTCGGAGCGAAAAGAGCTACTTAAAGACAATATCAAAATGAAGTCGAAATTAAACGTTGCACACGGGATAAAAAAGGGTGATATTAATTTATCGTTATGGTATCTTGAACGCAAATGCAAAGATGAATTTTCACCAAAGCAAGAGATACAGCACAGTGGCACAATGGACATAAACAATCCTATGGCAAATCTTACGACCGATGAATTAAGGAAGTTGATAGGCGATGGATAAAAACTTAATAATGCTTGAGGCGAAAAAAGAACTTGCAAGACGTGAGTTCTTTTATTTTTGCCATTTATCTGCACCGTCATTTTACAAAACAGACAGAAAATTTCTTGTCAGACTATGCAACGAAATGCAATCGTTTTACGAAAGTGACGAAGACGCACTGATTATAAACTTACCGCCACGACACGGCAAGAGCCGTACTGCGTCAATGTTCGTCGAATGGGTACTCGGCAGAAATCAAAGTGAGAAGATAATGACCGGTTCATACAATGAAACATTATCAACCACCTTTTCAAAAGCGGTGCGTAATGCGATACAGGAGGAAAAAGCCGATACGGAAAAGATTATTTACAGTGACATATTTCCGAATGTGAAAATAAAGCAAGGCGACGGGGCAATGAATCTATGGAGCTTGGAGGGCGGTTACAACAACTATCTTGCAACATCGCCGTCGGGTACGGCAACAGGTTTCGGAGCAAGTTTATTAATTATCGACGACCTTATCAAAAATGCGGAAGAAGCATACAATGAAACAGTAAAAGAAAAGCATTGGGAATGGTTTACAAACACAATGTTTTCACGACTTGAAGAAAAAGGCAAGATAATTATTATAATGACACGTTGGGCGTCGGGCGACCTTGCGGGACGTGCGATTGAGTATTTCAGTGACAACAACATATCTCACAGAGTAATAATGATGAAAGCCGTATGTGATGACGGCAGTATGCTTTGTGATGAGATACTCTCACGATACAGTTATGATTTAAAGATAAAGGCAATGGGTGCGGACATAGCAAGTGCGAATTATCAGCAAGAGCCGATTGATTTGCAAGGCAAACTCTACACAACGCTTAAAACATACGACAGTTTACCGCCGATTACGCAAATACAATCATATTGCGATACCGCCGATACTGGTGCGGACTATCTCTGCAACATAATATACGGCATATACGGCAAAGAAGTATACGTCATAGACGTGTATTATACCGATGAGCCTATGGAGATTACAGAGGGTGAAACGGCACGCAGATTGTACGAGAATAACGTAAATCTTGCAAAGATTGAAAGCAATAACGGCGGACGTTCGTTCGCAAGACGTGTGCGTGAAATACTTGCCGAAAAATACGGCAGTAATTTTACAACGGTGAAATGGTTTCATCAAAGCAATAACAAAGAGGCACGAATATTATCCAACAGCACTTGGGTAATGGAGCATATATATTTTCCTTGCGACTGGCACATACGTTTTCCCGAATACTATAAGGCAATGACGACATATCAACGTGAGGGCAAGAACAAGCACGACGACGCACCTGATGCAACAACGGGTATTGCGGAGATGATGAACAGGAAAAAAGGCGGACTGTCAATTTTAAAGTAGGTGATAAAAAATGGATTTGGAAACAGTGAAAAAGTTGATAAAAAAATATATACCCGGACACGAGAATTTTATATCGAGAGTGCAGACGGCGGAAAGGTATTACTTAAACGACAACGATATTTTGCACATAAAGCATAGTGAGGACGAAAAGCCTTTGAGAAATGCCGATAACAGAATACCGTCAAATTTTCACGGCTTGCTTGTAGACCAAAAGTCCGCATATATGTTTACGTCACCGCCGTTATTTGATGTCGGGAATAAATCGGCGAATGAGAAAATAAGCAATATACTCGGCAGTCGATACACGAAAATATGTTCAAGACTTGCGATAAATGCGTCAAATGCGGGTTTGGGTTGGATTCACTACTGGGATAATGACGGATTTAAGTACGACGTTATAGACAGCAAGCAAGTTATACCGATATGGAGCGATACTTTGGAACACGAACTTACGGCGTGTTTCAGAACATATCAAGAGCTTGACGATAACGGTGACACTTACCACGTTTATGAGTATTGGACTGATAAGGAATGCAGTGTATTCCGTAAGAAGATTGGCGACGGTCTTGAACGGCTTGAAATGTATAATATGTTCAACGTGTACGACGTTGAAACAAACGGAACTGTATGTAACGTGTACAGTCATAACTTCGGACGTGTACCGTTTATTCCGTTTTTCAATAACGGCTTTCATCGTGATGACCTTACACCGATAAAAGGACTTATTGATACATATGACAAGACATACAGCGGTTTTATAAACGACCTTGAAGATATACAGGAGATTATATTCGTACTCAGCGGATATGAGGGCGAGAGCCTTTCGGAGTTTTTGACACAGCTCAAGAAGTACAAGACTGTTAAGCTTGATTCGGAGGACGGAGCAAGCGGAGGGCTTTCGACTTTGACGATTGATATTCCGGTTGAGGCAAGAGAGAAAATGCTCCAAATGACACGCAAGAGTATTTTTGAACAGGGTAAAGGTATTGACCCGGACCCACAGAACTTCGGTAATTCATCGGGTACGGCATTGAAATATTTGTATTCACTGCTTGAACTCAAAGCCGGTATGGCAGAAATGGAGTTTAGGAGTGGGTTTGAAGAACTCATCAAAGCGATATGCGATTACAGCGGTATCGCTTGCGAGAATGTCACACAGACGTGGACAAGGACAAGCGTTTCAAACGACACCGAACTTGCGGATATAGCACAAAAAAGCGTTGGTGTTATATCTCAACGCACGATTATCGAACGTCATCCGTTTGTTGAGGACGCAGATAAGGAAATGGAGAGAATTGCGGAAGAAAAGGACGACAGTGACGATATAATGGGTGGACATAATGAACGAGTATTGGAAGAAGAGGAACAGTGAGCTTTTAAAAATCCACGCACAGAAAGCCGATGATATAGAACGCGAACTTATAAAAGAGTATGAAAGGTCCTTAAACGGCATAAAAAAAGAGATTGAAACGTTTTACGCAAGGTATGCCGGTGAAAACGGTATCAGTATGGCAGAGGCGCGAAAACAGCTAAGCCGTGACGAACTTAAAGGCTTTAAGTTGTCGCTTGAAGAATTTCGAGAAAAAGCACTTGATAACGCAGACGGCAAGTGGACGACAATGCTTGATAATGAGTATATGCGTTCAAGAGTAAGCCGTTTGGAGGCACTCAAATATCAAATGCGCGGAGAAGTTGAACTCTTAAAGCAAAAACAAGAGAATAAATTTTCAACATCACTTAAAAAGGCATACAGTGATACATATTATACAACACATAAACATATAGCCGATTCGGTTGATTATGCTGTTAATTTTGCAAAGTTCGACCGTGACACGGTAAAGAATGCGATATATGAAAAGTGGCTTGACGGAAGTAATTTCTCCGACAGGATATGGAACGATAAGCAGAAACTTTTAAGAGAGCTTAATACAAATCTTGTACAGGGCATAACGAGGGGCGACAGTCCCGATAAAATGATTAAAAATATTTCTGCAAGAATGAATGTTTCAAAAAGCCGTTCCGCCGCACTGTATCAGACGGAATATACGCATATTATGGTTGACGCAAGATTGCGTTCGATAATGGACGCAGGGTGTGACGAATACGAGATTGACGAGAATATGGACAGTGATATTTGCGATGAGTGCGCAAGTATGAACGGTAAGCATTTTAAATTGTCAGAATATCAGCAAGGCATAACCGCACCACCGTTTCATACCCGTTGTCGTGGTACAATAACGGCATATTTTGCGGACGAAGAGGGAATAGAGCATACAATGCCGGAAGAAGATGTTTTGCAAAACTATAAGCCGTATGAAGTGGATACAAGTGATACGGCTGAAACTGTAAGAGGCGGGCAAAAATTGAATTTGTCAAGAGTTACAAATTCAAAATATGATATGTATGCTACAGATAGCGTAAAGCTAAAGCCGAAAGAATTGCACAATCTGAATAAGTGTATTACTTCCGCATATGAATTATTAAAGCAGAGCAAAAGCGAAACAAAGCCGACAATGTTTCTTATTAGTGAACAGGAAATGCAGAAATCGGCAGTTGCGTCATATAATTCTATATCGAATATTTTATATATAAATGCCGAACTTCTTCATTCAGCCGATATAGAAACCCTGCAAAAGGATTTGGCGATGGGTGATAATCCCGTCAGTACGTATTTGCATGAGCTGATACATTGGCAAGATGCCGATGATTACAGGAAAAAGGGGAACAGCATAAATACGCCGGAAGAATACAAAAAGTATATAGCGTATTTGCGTGAATATTGTAAGAAGAAACTTGACAGAGAAAAAGCAAAGGGATATAATATATTTGTAAGTAAGTATGCGGAAGATGAATTTGGTAGAGCTAACTACGATGAAACTTATACCGAGTATAGGGTGCAAAAATTATTAGAAAGGGGGAAAATACGATGAGATTAATATTGACCGAAGAAGAAAGGGCATTGAGAAAGACATTTGAACCGTATTATGATGTTTTGAAAACACCGTCGTTAAGCCCCGATGCACCGGAAGAGGCAGTTAAGGCTTATAAAAAATATAATGAATTATATGACAAAAAGAGAGCAGAGGCGGAAGCGTGGCTTTTAGAAACTAAAGTAACCTTTAATAAAAAGAAGTAACCATACCGGATATATTTTAAATTAAATAAACGTTAAGCACGTCTTAGGGCGTGCTTTTTCTATGCAAGCGACTTGCAAATAAGGACAAAATATGATATATTATATGTAGCCTAACGGCTCGGGTATTGAGTTTGAGCGATAGGCGGTTGTTTTGGAAAGGAAATATTATGAGTGAAACAACGATACAACTTGTATTGATTTTGCTTATTGTATGGATATTAAAAAAATAACCGCCCTACTGGCATAAGGCGGTTATTTGGTGTAGAATGTAATCTACATTCAAAATAAACATCTCGATGTAGAAACAATCGTTTTATCGCTCCTACTCTTTACTTGAATTATAGCACTTAACAAATGTTATGTCAAGCACTTACTGAAACAGTGGGTGCTTTTTTGATACAAAAAAGGAGAGTGGGACAAGTGAATATACGAGGTTTACCACCTTAGCACCTATAAAACGGTGCTTTTTTTATACTCTTTTTTCAGCGTTGCAGAGAATAAAGAACAATGCTTTTTACAGGAACGCACCTGAATAAAAAATTAATTATGGAGGAGAAATAAGAATGGAATGGTTAAAGGCAATATTGGAAAAGGCAAAGATTGAGGACGGCAAATTGGATATTGACGGAGTGATGTCGACTGTAAACTCTGAATTTCCGAAGTATGCAGTACCGAAAAATGTTTTCAATGACAAAGTTACGGAGCTTAAAACGGCGAACAAAACCATTGAGGACCTTAAACAATCAAATGCCGACAACGCGGAATTGCAGAACAAAATCAAAGGGTATGAAAGCGAGATTGAAACGCTTAAAACAGATGCGTTGAACACCGCAAAGACATACGCATTAAAGGAACAGCTTTCAAAAGCCGGTGTAACCGATGCCGACTATCTTATTTACAAGCAAGGCGGAATTGATAAGTTTACATTCGACAAAGACGGAAAGCCTGTCGGTGTAGACGATATTCTTAAACCGCTCAGAGAGGATAAGACGTACTCACACCTTTTTGCCGAAAAAGGCGGAGCATACACACCAAAAAGCGGCGGTGGAGGTTCAGACGTAAATCCTTGGGCAAAGGAAACATTTAATCTTACCAAACAAGGTGAAATTTATAAAAACGACCCTGCAAGAGCAAAAGTATTAATGCAAGAGGCAGGAACGACAGGAGGAATTTAATATGGGAACAACATTATCAGATATTATCGTACCGGAACTGTTTAATCCGTACGTTATTCAAAAAACACTTGAAAAATCGGCACTTGTGCAGAGCGGTATAGTTCAAAACGACGCAGAGTTTGACAAGCTTGCGTCACAGGCAAGTCCGCTTGTAAATATGCCGTTTTTCTCTGACCTAACAGGTGAATCGGAAACGGTTATCGAGGGTGACGACCTTACTGCCGACAAAATCAGCAGTAAGAAAGACGTTGCGGTAATTTTAAGACGTGCAAAAATGTGGAGTGCGACAGACCTTTCGGCCGCAATGTCGGGTGCTGACCCTATGGCGGCGATTGCAAGTCTTGTATCTGACTTTTGGGTGAGAGATTTACAAAAGGAACTTATCGCTGTGCTTAAAGGTATCTTCGGCACAATTCCGGCAGTATCCGACGGTTCGCCTAAAGAGGCTGAAACAAGACTTGCGTCAAACATTCTTGATATTTCAAGCGCAAGCGGTAACAGTGCAAAATGGAGCGGAAGTGCTTTTATTGACGCACAACAGCTTTTAGGCGACAACAAAGCGGAACTTACCGCTGTTGTTATGCACAGTGCGGTTGAGGCGGCACTCAGAAAGCAAGACCTTATTGACGTAATTCAGCCGTCCGGTGCAAATCCGTTCAGTACATATATGGGTAAGCGAGTTATTATTGATGACGGCTGTCCCGTAACAGGTTCGGGTTCGAGTCAAGTATTTTCAACATATCTTTTCGGCAACGGTGCGATTGCACTCGGTAACGGTACACCGGAAAAGTTTGTTGCAACCGAAACAGACAGAGATAAGAAAAAGGGCAGTGGTGTTGACTATCTTATCAATCGTAAGACGTATATTCTTCACCCACGCGGTGTTAAGTTTACGGACGCCGATGTCGCAAATACGGAAGGTCCTACGCGTACGGAACTTGCTAATGCAACAAACTGGACACCTGTATATGACCCTAAGCAGATTAGAATTGTCGAAATGCGTCACAAGATTTGATGAGGTGACTTATGGATGAGTATATAGCTGTTTTTGCGGATATGTACGGCATAAGCGAAGATGACAGAGGAAAAGCCGAAAGATGTATTGAAAGCACAATCGAATATATCAAGAATTATTGCCATATTGACGGTATTCCCGATGATTTAAAGCATACCGTTATACTTATGGCGGCGGACTTGTTCCGCTATGATATATCGGCATCATCGGGACGATACGACAATGTAACGTCAATCAAAGAGGGCGATGTTACGGTATCGTACGGCAGTAATTCAAGCAGTATGTCGAGCGTGTTTAAAGACTACAAAGCAAGGCTTGCACGTTTCAGAAAGTTGGTGTGGTGATGAATATGGTAAGAGCGGCGATTGAAAGACTGTATAAAGGTTTATGTTCTGTCAAAGTGAAAGTTTCAAGCGTGAATGAGGAAACAGGAGAAACTGTATTTACCGAAAAGGCTGTTTTAACCGAACAGCCTTGCCGACTTTCATTTCAAAGCCGAAATTCGGCGGCAAAGGACGACGGATACAGCACCGTATCGCAATCGGTTGTGCTTTTTATTGCGCCTGAGGTTGAAATACCGTCGGGCAGTAAAATAACCGTTACACAAAACGGAAAAACAACTGACTATTGCCGTAGCGGTGAAAGTGCGGTTTATACATCGCACCAAGAAATTGCACTGGAATTATTCGAGGATTATGCGTAATGAATGAGATTGATTTTTCACAGCTTGAGAAATTACAAAAGCAAATGGAAAGTGTGGATTACACCAAAGCTTGTGCATCGGCTATGAATGTAATTTCACAGAGGGCATTAAAATACATCAGTAACGTAACAAAACCCGGACATTACAAGAACGGTAAAACGGGCGGTACACTGAAAAAGAGTTGGCAAGCAGAAAGAACAACTGTAAGCGGAAGTACGGTAAAAGGCGGAATATATACCGCACTTGAATATGCTCCTTATGTAGAGTTCGGACACCGTACAAGGTGGGGAAAGGGTACTTCGCCCAATTACAAGCCGAAGAAAAACGGCAAAAAGTGGGTTGAGGGCAAAAAATATCTTAACACCGTAGTACCGAAAGTCGATAAGGTAGCACCGAAAATACTTATGCGGAAGATGGAGGAAATACTGAAATGATGACGAGTATTAAAAATGCAGTAACAAAAGCTATTTATGACTGTTTCGGCAATGCGGTTTATACCGCATACACCGAACAAGGTTTTTCCGAACCTTGTTTTATCGTTGAGATGTTTCCGCTTAACGTACAGGCGACAAATACGTTTTTGGACGATGAAACGCAGACGGTACGAATAAGATATGTTCCGAAAGATATAAGTCAAGATGAATTTATTTATGTGGCTGAAAAATTAAGAGGTTTGTTTTTATACAATCCGCTTGTATTGTCCGACGGTATGCGTATAAGAAGTTTTAGTATAGATTTTTCTTTGGAAAACTACACGCTTGTGACGGAGCTTGTATACAATTACACCGTTAAGGTGAGAAACGAAAGTACATACGATAAGGCAGAAGATTTGATATTAGGAGGAGATTTATAATGGGTTTACCTGAAATAAATATAGTGTTTCAGTCCAAAGCTGAAACGGCAATTAAACGAAGTGCAAACGGCATTGTTGCACTGATTTTGCGTGACGCAACCAAAGGTGATATTACATCATATTCGTATACAAATGAGAGTGAAGTTGTAAAATCTCATTGGACAACCGCAAATTATGATTACATAAGCAAGACGTTCCTCGGCGGACCGCAAAGGGTTATTGTCGAGAGAATAGGTGCGGAAGATACCTATGACGACGCACTTGCACGATTAAAAAATAAAAAGTGGAATTACCTTGCAATACCGTCGCTTGCCGATAACGAAAAAGATATTGCGGATTGGATTATTGCACAGAGAAATGCGAAAAAGACATTTAAAGCCGTACTTCCGTATGCGGCGAATAATGAGGGTATTATAAACTTCGCAACCAATGATATAAAAGTCGGTACAAAGGTTTATACCACTGCCGAATACTGTTGCCGTATTGCAGGACTTTTGGCAGGATTGCCTATGACAGAGGGTGCGACGTATCAAACTCTTGCAGAGGTTGAAAGCATAACGGAAAGTACAACTCCGGATGATGATATTGACGGCGGTAAGTTTATACTTATCAATGACGGCGAAAAGGTTAAAGTCGGCAGAGGTGTCAATTCGCTTGTAACATTGTCGGGCGATAAGACGGAGGATATGAAGAAAATCAAGATTATAGACAGTCTTGACCTCATAAGAGATGATATAAAAGCATCGTTTGAGGAAAATTATATTAATGTTGTAAACAGTCACGAAAATAAAATGTTGTTTATCGGTGCGGTTAATCAGTATTTTAAGTCGTTGCAGTCACAGGGCGTATTGTATGACGGTGCCGATTGCAGAGCTTATATTGACGTTCAGTCGCAACGTGAATGGCTTGCTCAAAAATATGACGTGTCGGATTGGACAGACAGTGAGGTCGAAGTGGCAAATACGGGAAGTATCATATTTGCGGGTGCGGATATTACAATACAGGATTGTATTGAGGACTTGAGTTTTAAAATAGGATTGGAGTGATAGATAATGGCTGAAAGTGTTAAACCGAGAGGCAATCAACTTTGTTCCGGTACATTCGGTAAACTTTGGATTGACGGAAGTCTTGCCTATGAAGTGTATAAGTTTGAGGCAAAGGAAAAGACAAATCGTGAGAGTGTAAGTTTTGCCGGCGATACAACGAACGATTCAAAGCTTATGGGCGTTGACTATGAATTTTCATATACCGTACGAAAAGTATATTCAAGGGGTAAAGAAATAGCTGACGGACATAAAAAAGGTAAAGATACAAGACATACGTTGGTGGCAAGACTTGAAGATCCTGATAACGGCGGTTATGAAACAATTCAACTTGATAATTGTTGGTATAATGATGTGTCACTTATGAATTTTGAAACCGGTAAGATAGTTGAAGAAGAATTCAGCGGCGGTTTTACCGACTATGACCTTACATCTACAATGAATGCGTAATAACGGAGGTAAAAGATTATGGATAAGAATACAAAAATTACTCTTGCGGAACTTATTAAGCGTAAGGAGCAAGTGCTTGAGGCAAAGAAAAACGTAAAAAGAGCGAGAGTTTATGTAAAAAGCCTTGGTGGCGAGATTGTTATAAAAGCACCGACAAAGTCGCTTGCAACAGAATCGGCGGAAATGGAAAAGGACGGTGACGCTCACCTTGTTTATGAGTGTGTTGCCGAACCGGATTTACATTCAAAAGAACTTCAGGAGGCATACGGCTGTACATATCCCGAAGAAATCGTAGAAAAGATTTTTGACGACGGCGAAATCTCACCGATTGCAATGGAGTGTATGAAACTTGCGGGATATATCGACAGTGTAAAACTTGTTGAAGAAGTAAAAAACTGATAGAGGCAGATGATGAACTCTATATGATACATCATTATCTGCAAAGAGGAATATTGCCCGAAAAGGTGCTTGCAAGACCAGAAATTGAAAAAATATTTTTCCTTGCAAGTGCCAAAAAGGCAAATGATGACGAGTACGCAAAGTGGAAGGCGTTGGGAGGTGAATAATTTTGCAGAGCAAAATTATAGCGAGCAAATGCCGTGCATTTGTGATAGCGTAGGGGGTGAATAGTTTTGCAGAATAAAAGTTCGATAGTTCTGAATATGAACCTTAATGCGAGTGGATTTGCCCGAGGGATAAAAAGTGTAATCGGCAGTGTCAAAAATATGAATGAGTCGATGAAAGACGCAACGAACAGCGCCTCAAAGATGTCTTCTGTAATGAAAGGTATAGGGAGCAGTGCCATAAAAGTCGGAAAAGGTTTAGCGGTGGCAGGAGCGGCCGCGGCGACTGCCGTAACGGCTTTGGTTTCAAAGTCTGTCGGTGCATTTGCTGATTATGAACAACTTACGGGCGGTGTAGAAACGTTGTTCGGAGCAGGCGGAAGAAGTGTTGAGGAATATGCACAGAGTGTCGGTAAAAGTGTTTCTGATATTCAAGGGAAATACGACAGTTTGATGAGTGCGCAAAATGTTGTATTAGAAAATGCAAATAAGGCATATATGACTGCCGGAATGTCGGCGAATGAATATATGGATACTGTTACGGGATTTTCAGCGTCATTAATATCAAGCTTAGGCGGAGATACAAACAAGGCGGCGGATTACGCAAATTCGGCATTGGTTGATATGTCCGATAATGCAAATAAAATGGGTACGGATATGGAGTCCATAAAAAATGCGTATCAGGGATTTGCAAAACAGAATTATACTATGCTTGACAACTTGAAGTTAGGTTACGGCGGTACACAAGAGGAAATGAAACGACTTCTCAGTGACGCAGAAAAGCTTACGGGACAGAGGTACGACATTTCATCATTTGCCGATATTACACAGGCTATTCACGCAATTCAAACTCAAATGGATATTACCGGCACAACCGCAAAAGAGGCAAGCACGACAATAAGCGGATCGTGGGGGTCACTGAAAGCGGCATTTCAAAACGTGTTGGTGGGACTGACAACAGGCGGAGATATGTTTGACCAAAGTTTAGACGCATTGATTAATACAGCCGTAACATTCGGACAGAATATTATACCCGCCATTAAAGGTGCTTTGAGTGGTATCGGCTATTTAATTGAGGGGTTGGCGCCGGTAATCGGCGAAACAATTCCACCGTTAATTAATGACCTCGCTCCTACATTGGCAAACAGTGCCGTATCGCTTATATCGTCTTTGGTAAATGGTCTGACACAGAGCGCAACGCAATTTTCAGAGTGCTTGAGCAATATGATTATTGTAGCGGTCGCCGGTATTTCAAGCGTAGTGCCACAGTTATTAGATGCGGCGTCAAAAATAGTCAGCAATTTAATGCAAGGATTAACTAATTCTATGCCTCAAATTGTGAACGGAGCAGTAACTTTGATAGAGGGGTTGGTTGACGGATTAGTGGATAATGTTCCTTTATTGGTTATGGGAGCCGTTCAGCTTGTTGCGTCATTAGCTAACGGTTTGATAGCAAATTTACCGAGAATAATAGATGCAGGTGTAAATCTGATAACAGGAATTGTTAGCGCGTCATATTCGATGATGCCCCAAATTATACAAAACGGAATGCAGTTGGTCGTAAACTTAGCAGTCGGACTTGTACGGGCAATTCCGCAGTTGATAGCGGCTTTACCGCGAATAACGGGTGCAATCGTAAAAGGATTTAAGTCTGTTAATTGGTTTGATTTGGGTTTGCAGTTGATAAAGTCAATTTGGGAAGGTATCAAATCAATCGGAAGCGAGATGTGGAACGGAGTCAAAGAAAAAACGTCAGAATTATGGGGCGGTGTTAAAAATGTTGTATCGGAAAAACTGAACAACATAAAAAGTGCCTATGACGCGCACGGCGGTGGACTGAAAGGTGCTACATTTGCGGCAATAGAGGGTGTCAAGGAATACTACAGGACAGGCTATGACGCAATTAATCAATTAACAGGCGGTAAGCTCGGCGAGGTTGTCAATGCAGTCGGTGAAAAGATGGAAGTCGTAAAAGGTAAATTCAGCGAAGCGTTTGGCAATGTGAAAAACACCGTAATGACTATTTTTGAAAACATTAAAAATGGTATTACTGAAAAAATCAGTGCGGCGGTGAACAAAGTCAAGGAGATATTCGGCAGTATTGCCGACAAGGTATCGGAAGTTTGGGGTAAGATTAAAGGAATTATCAAAGCGCCTAAGATTGTACAAAAAGGTACGGTAAGTATAGCCGGTGTCAGTACACCGATTCCGAAACTTGGACTTGAATGGAATGCAAAAGGCAGTATTATGACACGTCCGACAGCGTTCGGATATGCAAACGGAAAAGTTCAAATGGGCGGAGAGGCAGGAGCAGAGGCGATACTTCCGCTTAGAACATTTTGGAACAATTTAAGTCAATACATAGCCGAAAGCAACAAAGGCGGCAATACTATAACGAATGAAATTAAGATAGTTATAAACGCCGACAACAAAACCACCGATGAAATCGCCGACGACGTTATAAACGTAATAGTTCCTAAAATTCAAAAATGTATGGCAAATATGTAGGAGGCAAAATGTTAGATTTCTATTTAAGTATAAACAACAGTGAAGAAGTTATACATATTCCTGTCACGCCGTCCGAATTTACCGTATCAAGTTCACAAGGTACGGAAACTTTTGAAACGGCAAATTACGGTTGGATAAAAATTATCGGAAATCCCGAACTTAAAACTGTATCGTGGAGCAGTTTCTTACCGATGACCGACTATCCGTATTTAAGGGACAGAAGTATGAAAGGGCAGGAATACGCAGACAAGATTGAAAATTGGCGTAAACGTAAACTTCCGATACGGCTTGTCATTACGTCTTCGGGTATCTGCAATGTAGATATAAATATAGCGGCGGCAATAGATAAGTTTGATTACAGTGTCGGCACAGGCGGCGACTTAAATTATTCAATCGAACTCGGCGAGGTTAATCTTTTAAACGATGAACAGGAGGGACTGACAGTGGCACAGTATGATGAAATAATGGCAAGAATTGATAATATAGAAGAAAGGCTTAGCAGTGTTGAAAACACAATGATATATAACTATATGGACGATAATATGCCGTCTTGGGCTAAACCGACTATTCAAAAGCTGATGGACAGAGGTATTATAAGCGGTACAGACGATAATGAACTCGGTCTTACAATGGATATTATTCGTACACTTGTTATTATTGACAAAACAGACGGATTTGAAAATTATACGGTTGACATTATGCCGTCATGGGCAGAGGCGACTATTGAAAAGGTAAAAAGAAAAGGCTATCTAAACGGTGACGGCGAGGACGGATACGGTTTGACAAAGAGTATGATACGTTTGCTTGTTATTATGGATAATGCCGGTTGTTTCGGTGATTAAAAAACTATTGAAATATTTTTCTTTTGTGATATAATAAAACAAAAGGGAGGTTATGAATATGAAGAAATATATAGCAGGTATTGCAACAGGTGTGATTTTATCATGCTCGGTAGCTTTGGCAGTAAATTATACTGCGACAGAGAATACGTTTCCTATTCAATTAAACGGCGAAAACGTTAATGTAGAGGGATATAATATTGACGGCAGTACATATTTTAAACTTCGTGATATAGCTGATACGGTAGGCGGTTTCAATGTTGATTTTAACAACAATACTATTCAGCTTTCAAAAGACGGATATGTATATGAAACAAAACCGAGTAAAAATGATTTTGTTTTAGACGATAATGCAAAATCGTTTCTTGCGAAGCAAGGTTATGTGATACCGTATTTTACTCAGAACGATTTAAAAAGTGAAGATTTTGTAAAGAGCTTTATCTTCTATTATTACACAGAGGGTTATGGCGCGGATATGTCCACTCAATATAAAAACGGATATTTTGAATGGTCTGAAAATTCCGTAAGAGATACTTATAAATCGCTTTTCGGAGTAGATATGCCTGAATATCATCCGACCGATAACAGCAGTGTTTTATATGAAAACGGTAATTATAAAATCAGTGTTTCAAATCGTGGAGATGGCAGATATGAATTTATAAGTGCCGAGAATGTCAATGACGGAATGAATGTAATGTTTAAAGAAACCGATTCAACAGGAACAGACTTCGGAACAGTTACATTCCACCTTGTTCCGGCAGATAACTCAAACGGATATATAATAACCCAAAAAACAAATTAATTTTAACTATGGCTTAAAAAGTACATCGGATACGGTGTACTTTTTTTGTACGCAAAAATGGAGGTATATATGGGTGTAATTGATAATGCAGTTCAATGGGCGACAGATATTGCAAATGACGACAGTCATTGGTACAGTCAAGACGTGAGATGGGGACCGCATTATGATTGTTCTTCTTTTGTTATAACGGCATATCAAAATGCAGGAGTGCCTGTTAAAGATAATGGTGCTACATATACGGGGGATATGTATAACGTTTTTATTTCGTGTGGATTTAAAGACGTAACGTCGTCCTGTAATCTGTCAAACGGAGCAGGTATGTTAAAAGGTGATGTACTTTTAAATAAAGCAGACCATACCGCTTTGGTACAGGCGGACGGCGGAACAACAGTTGAGGCAAGAGGAACATCATTCGGTATTGTTACCAACGTGCCTTACAGAAATTATCCGTGGGATTGTGTACTCAGATATACCAAAGACGGAGGCGGTTATATTGCAAACTGGGTTGAGAGAGAAATACCGAACATCGGAAAGTCGCTCGCAACTAAATCATATATGGCATACCAAACATATACGAACAGTCAAGCAAGCGGATATAAATACTTGTGGGGCAGTGACAGCAGTACGTCAAACGGCGGATTGCGAAAGTACAAAGATTTTATTTGTATGGCACTCGGTTCGTATTACGGACCGGACGGCACGTTTGTTAAGATTGAATTTGACGACGGTAAAGTGATATACGCAGTCAAAGGTGACGAAAAGAAAGATAGCGAAACCGACAGCCGACATATGTATCACACAGGCAGTGACGCAAATATGACGGAGTTTATCATTGACGGAAATGTTGTGACAGGCAATGAAAAATTCACATCTGCATTAGAGGCTGAAAGGATTAACCGCTCTGCCCGTGTTGTGAGAATTTGGACAAGCGATACAGAGCCGACATACGGAAGTACAGGAAGTACATCCGGTGAAAAAGAATATCATTTTGCGGATACCAACGAAAAAATACCTATCCACAATTCGATTTTCAAACAAGCACCTATGCTGTTAGACGGTGCTTTGAAAGTAGTGGTAAATGATACAGACGTATCAAAGCATATAGGAGATATATCGTGGACAAATACAAAAAATACACTTGCGACAACGATGTCTTTCAGCACTCCGAAACCTAAAGAAATGAAGTATATGAATATATACATACCAAAAATGGGTGATATTATGAGGTACAGCGGAGGAGATAAAGAAGATTTCAGAGGTGTAATAATCGAGGTTGACGACGGAGCAATGTATGAAAACAAATATACTGCCGTTGATGTAGGGTGGTATCTGAACAAAACTACCGACACATATCAGTTTACATCTATGCGAGCCGATGACTGCATAAAGAAAATATGCAACGATTTATACATTCCGATTGTGCTTATTCCCGAATTGAGTACGCTTATAACGCAAATATATATCGACAAGCCCGTATCGGACGTTATCAAGGATATTCTTGATAAGTGCGGAAACGGGTATAACTTTGACTTTGTACCCGACGGTATGCGTATATATTTGTGCAATGATAAGGTGGTCGAGCCGAAGTTTAGAATATCGCCGAATACCGAACTCAAAAATTCAGTACAGTATATGGGTAATATTGAGCATAAAGGCAGTATTGAGAATATGAAGAACAGTGTTAAGGTGATAACAGATACGGACGTTATGACTACTCTGAAAGCCGAGGAGAGTATATCAAAATACGGCTTTCTACAAGAAGTGGTAAAAATGAATGACGGAAATAATGCATCGGACTTGGCAAAGAAAAATCTTGGCGAGCTGAATAAGGAAGATGAAACGTATTCCGGTGAAATAATCGAGGAGCTGACAAGCTATACACGAGCCGGAAGTACGATAGAAAAAGACGGTGTTAAATATGTGATTACAAGCAGTCAGCACAGTATAAAAAACGGTGTTCACTACAATAAAATTGATATGGAGAGATTAGTATGAAAAACGGAGTCGAAACACTTGCAAAGATGTTTAAGGACCGTGAAAACGCAACGAGTGATTTTGTCGTATTCGGTAAAATAATTGAGCTACCGAACCTTAAAATACAATTCACCTCTAAAATAATTCTGACTAAGGACCATATAAAAAGTCTTATTGATTTATACAAGCAGGATATTGACGGACGATATGTTTATAAAGGCAGAGAAGTTGCAATGATTCCGTACAGAGGCAATAACAGATATTTGGTGTTGGGGGTGACGGAGAATGGCTGATTACACAAAAACAGAACCTGCATTCGATTTTCAAAAGGGCGATTTTATTATTATAAACGGTCGTCCGAAAATGACGGTCGGCAGGGAACGTATAAAAAATTGGGTGCAAAAAATACTCAATACGCAAAAGGGCAGATATAAAATTTATAACGGTACAGGATACGGTATAAATATAGAAGATACTTTTGTCGGAAAGAATTACAATCGTGACTACATCCGTTCGGAAGTCAAGCGCGAGATAACCGAAATGCTTACCGCAAATGAAGATATAGTGAGTATAGATAACTTTAATATGGAAGTAGACGGCTCAATGCTTACAGTATCTTTTACCGTAAACAGCGTGTACGGCGATATAAATGACGTTAAGGGGGCGATATAATGGCTGAAACTATTGATACAATACTTGAACGTATGCTTTTGCAGATACCGTCAAGATATGATACGTCATCGGGAACTTATACATACGATATAGAAAAATCAACGGCAACGGAGTTTGAGAATGTTTATGATATTATATCATCTCTTGACTCCTATTTTTATGCGTCAACCGCTACGGGTAAGTATCTTGATATGCGTGTAGGTGAGTTTGGATTGGAACGCAAAGAGGCAAGCTATGCAACAGGCTGTGTGACTGTAAGCGGTAACGTCGGAGCAAAAGTGTCTGTCGGTGAAAAGGTGGCGGCGGGAAATGTTATATTCAATATAACTGAAAATGCGGTCATACCGAGTGAGGGGAGTGTAACTGTACAAGTTGTATGTGACAGTGCCGGAATAAAGGGTAATGTTGAAAAAGGCAAAATAAACAGATTTCCGGTTACTGTTCAAGGACTTGTATCCGTAACAAATGAAATTTCAACCACAGGAGGCAGTGACAAAGAAAGTGATGTTGAACTGCGAAAGCGTTTTACCGAATATGTTTCGCATCCTATAACAAGCGGAAATAAGTGGCAGTATATCTCTTGGGCAAAATCAGTTGACGGAGTAGGCGATGCAAAGTGCTTGCCGTTGTGGAACGGAGCAGGAACGGTTAAAGTGATAATCGTTGACAGTGAAAAACAACTTGCCGGAAGTGAGCTTATAAATAAGGTACAGAGTTATATAGATGAACAATGCCCGATAGGTGCAGATGTGACCGTTACCACTGCAACGGCAGTAAGTATAAATATTACGTTTTCGGCAGATGTGGACGAAAGCACGATTGAAAGTATTAAATCGAATATCAGAAGTTATTTGCGTGATGTGTCTTTTGCAAACGGATATGTGTCATACGCAAAAATAGGTCAAACCATATTGAATACAGACGGTGTTGATGATTATTCAAATTTGAAAATCAATTCAAAAACAGAAAATATCGCAATATCCGAAACTGAAATTGCCGTTCTTGGGGGTGTTGCCGTTGGCTGATGCAGGACAGAATTTACCGTCGTACTATAAAAAGTCACGGTATATAAAAGCATTAAATACACCCGTCAATGCGGAATTTGAACGTTTGTATGAGTTGATAGAAATGTTTATGAAAAACAGATTTATTGACAGTGCCGATGAAGATGCCGTAAGAGAATATGAAAAAAGTTTGGGTATATCAGAAATCGGCAATACCCTTGAGGAACGAAAGAGCCTTATTAAAATAAGAATGAGAGGGTCGCAAACCTCAACAAAGGCGAATTTGCGGGCGGTAATTGAGAGTTACAGTGTATTGGTTGATATAACCGAAGATATTAAGAATTACAGTTTTTCGGTGATTTTTCATCAACCGAATGTGCCGGAAAGTGTGATTAAGAATATTATCGAGGATCTGAAACCGGCACATTTGTCGGTATTATATGCGTATGAATATAGCGGAACATTTGAATTTGCCGACCACGAAAATGACTATAACATTGAAACAGGATTTGCCGATGGTAACGGTCACGGCGGTTACTTAGGAAATATTTAAGAGGGGAGAATAAATGTATGAATTTTAATAATAGTTTGCCCGAATGGAAGAATACAGGCACCGAGCCGAGCGATAGTCTGAAAAATGACGGATTTAAAGCCGGATATAAACCGTCGGCAAATGTTTTTAATTGGTTTTGGAGTTTGGTAAGTAAGTGCATTACTGAAATTCAGTCAAAACTGTCAAACGAAGAAACCGCAAGAACAGAGGCGGATAAGAATTTGCAACAACCGACATTTACAGAGGCAAGCACACGAGTTAATATAACTTCCGGTGAAACGCTGAGTACATTGTTCGGCAAAATAAAAAAGTTTTTCACTGACCTAAAAACAGTGGCGTTTACGGGGTCATACACAGACCTATCCAACAAGCCTACATCAATGCAAAATCCTAATTCATTGACACTGACAATGAACGGCTCAGCAACGAGCT